GGAGCTACAGAGTCGTACAACTCCGCTTCCCAAATCCACTGGTCGGAATCGGTGCTGGTCGTAGCACCAAGAGTCAAACCCTTGCAACCCACGTTTTTGAGCTTCTCTTCCCGGCAGGTCCACGTATTCGATCCGTCCGAAGTCGTTCCACCAACGGTAGTACCCCACGTCGGCTCGGTAAGGGCCGTCATTGCCCCGCCCGAAGTCGTGCATTCGTACAAAAGACCATTGGCTGTGGTCGGACGTATGATTGTCCCCACAACGGTAGTTGACCTTGCCGTGGGCGTTACCGCCGGCGAAGCAGCCTTGGCAGCCGCAAACGTACCGTAGATGGTGGCTGCTGTTTCGCCACTGCCTCCCGGTGCAGCTACAATGGCCTTCAACACAACGGTGTCATACGCGATAAAGCCGTTTGTCGCGGCTGCGTGCGTACTTATCGTACCCGCTGAGTTCTTGAAGCCATACTGGCCGTAAGAGCCAGAAACGTTGGCACATTCTTTGTACCAGTAGTGAATTGCCGGATCGCCCTCTTCAATGCCTTCCCATGCTCGAAAAGCATCGGGCACGAATCCGATTTCGATGTTGACAGCGTTGCCGTCAGCAATAAAATGTCCGCCTACTTTCTTCATCTTAATTTCCTTTCAGAATTAGGCTGCCGTGCATTTGAGGACATGGATGAACAGGTCGTTGAGAATTCTCGCCACCTGCCACATCTTCCATCCAACAGTTGCTCTTTGTTCCAAGGCGTCTTCAGTTCCACCGGAACCAAACGCCTTCACGATGGCCTTGGCATTCCCGCCCGAAAGCTCGATAATGCCATAGGCGTCCTTGCCGATAATAGGCAGGGAGTAGGTGCTACTCGATACGTAGCCCTGAGTGGTCGTCAGCCACCGGATGTTGTGGGTGTAACCCCACTCGACCGGGTCAACGCCCTGATGGCCGGAGTAGTTGGCTACCGACTTGAACCCCGCAACGTTTTCGAGATCAGTCTCAAGGTCGGTGTCCATAATCCCCCAATACGCGGGACGTATCGGCGATGTGCCCTGGCCGGTGCCGGCCCGCATCAACTGGGTCATAAACTTGGCCTTGTTCTCGCGCATCGTCTGGCGAACGGCCTTGATGTCGGTGGCATTCAGAAGTGTAGCCGTACCGGAACCGTTGGTGCATATGGTGCTCGAAGCCGACGTGGCGAGAATATCGCGTGTCAACTGGTCGTCGGTGTTCTGTATCTGGTCGGACTGAAGGTCCAACTCAATCACCACATTGGCATCCTCAACCGTCAAATCAACTACATCGGTGAGGGTGCAGAAGTCGCCGTACTGGCTGACTTCGCTTAACAAATCGACCTTGCTCTGTTTGTGCCCGTTGGGTGTGATACCCTCAGTCAGCGGGGTCGTTGCCGCCGAGTAGAGATTGTACCGCCTCATTTTGATCGTGTTGCCGCTCTTCTTCGCAATAGAGAATCTCTTTGCGAACTTGGTATGGACGTATTCGGGTCGCGGAGCCTGCAACAGAGTCCGCTCATACGTCACCGCAACGGCAGGATCAACTTGTTCTGTCGTCGTAATTGCATCAGCCATTCTTCGCCTTTCCTAAGAGGCTTTGGCAATAATACTGTCTATGTGAGCCTTGAATTCCGCGTCACTCATCTTCTTAACCAAAGCCGCCCTGTCCGTATTGCCCTGGCCCGTACCGGCGGCGCTGATAGACGCCTGCTTTGCCGCAGCCTCTACGACAGCTTTCGCATTCGCAGCGGCCTTAACTTCCGGCGGTAGACCTTTGGTCCTTATGGACTCTTGATACACTGGGTCGGCTTTGGCGAGTTCATACGCGAGTATCTTGCCCTGTGGAGACGTAGTTATCGCCTGCCCCAATTGTGGATTTTGGTTCAATACCCGCTGCAACGGCGCTGCGGGTACAAAATTGCCATACCTATCGCTCGTACCAACGACCTCGGCGTAATCAGGATGACTACTCATAAACGAGGCGTCAGCCTGAGTAACCGATATCTCAGTCATCATGGCGTTGAATACCTGACCTTGCTGCTCAATAGTCAGATACGTTTCGTCCTGAAGACCGAGCCGTTTCACGGTCCTGCTGAAAGGGTCGGTTGGTTCCTGGGTGGCCTGAAGCCGTGCGAGTATTTGGTTTTGTGCCTGGAGCTGGGCCAGTGTTTCCTGTGCGGCCTTAGCAGCTTCCTTCGCTTCCCTCGCGGCGGTATTGGCCTCCTCAAAACGAGAGTATGGGACTGTCTTGTCAGCGACGGACTGACCATCTTTGAGTTTAACGTCATTTGTGCCAGTGTCGGGTTGGCTTACGGCTGGCTGGTCTGTAGCGCCAGCGGCTGACTCATCGACGGCCTGAGTCTCTTTTACGTCTGTGTCTTCCATGATTTCCTTTCTGTTCAAATAAAAAACCCCGACAGGCCAAACCGTAAGGTTCAGCGTGCCGGGGTCCGTTTTGGGAGTATCCCGAACTAATTATTCAGTTGTCTTTACCTAGTTAAGAAGTCATGACGTCTCATTTAGTTCTGGCCCTTCGGTCCACCTAAACCTGCTTGTGCTATCTCCGGCGGTTACGCAGACAAGGCCCCGCCCACCGATTCTTATCTTGTCGCCGACTACAAAATGTGTTGGAACCCCATTCTTGAAGGGGACCATTGGCCCATATACCTTAGTGAGCTTCGGCAATGCCGGGAGTACGCAAGCTACGCCAACAAGTTTTAGAAAGTCACGTCTGTTCATGTTATTTCGCGTTTAATACAAGCCTTAACTCTTTGCGTCTTATCACACATATCAAATCTGACGTATCCCGTCAAGTCTGGAAACGCCAGCTTCAGCATGTTCTTGCACTTGTCAATGACTTGTTTCTGTTCTTGTGTCATCTATTGTAAACCAAGGGCATTCCACGCCCACTTCTGGCCACCAATGAACTCTCCTTCGCCTTCTCATTCTCGAAAGACGTCCCTATTATGGGTTTGTCGGGCGGTAAGATGTAGATACACCGAGCCTCACCGATACGGTTGTCAATTCTCCATAAGGCCGTGCCTATCAAACGAACCAAAGGCGCGCGGTCCAGAATCATCAGACGAGTGTGTATGACAATCTTGCCCTCAAAGTCAACGTCTTTCGTCTCTTCAGCCTTGCATGAAGGGCCGTCGTAGCCGTGATTGAACTTCACCAGTATGTAATATGGAGTCCTCCGGTCGCTCTTGGCGTTGATTATCTTCTCCAACGCCCTGTGAAGGTTCTGAGTGCTCCATGTTTGGAAGTCGCCGTGAGAAATCATGGTTTTTCGCTCTTCGATGCTCCTATTCTTGCCTTTTCAAGGTCTACCGCCATCCGTAAGACTTCCAATGACCCCTTACTTTGCAAATCTTGAATCTCGGCGGCTGTTTTTACCCTGTCGTAGGCCGCTTCGGTCTCGTTTTCCCTCGCGCCTGTGATCTGCTGCTGGGTCAACGCCTTCTGCTGCTCTATTTCGGCCTGGGCCTGGGCGATGGCAAGCTGTTGTAACGCTTCATTCAGCTTGTCCTGACGCGCCTTGGCCTCGGCCTGGAGTTTTTCGCCTTCCTCAATAGCTTTCAGGAGTTCCAACGGCTGCTGAATGGGTGATTGGGCTATCAGCATCTTCTCGGTAATCTGAGACGGCTGGTTGGAGTTGTTCGCCATCTCCCTCAAAGCCACTAATTCGGCGTAAGCCACGCCCCTTTGAGTGTCACCCAACATACCTTCAGCGATGGCAACGTCGTATTTGCCGAACTGCCGCGTGTAAAAGGTGTCCGTAGGCTCCCTGTTAGTGATACGCATTATCTTATCGGGGGGATACTGCTGAATGAGCTTCAGCATCACCGTACCAACCATCTTCACCGTCAAACTGCGGTTGTCGAATAAGTCCCTCAATCCTATGAGACCGGCCCCCATTCGGAGTTTGGCGAGCACACCGGCTATTTTAACGTTCTGGTTCGCCGGGAATCCCATCATCTCCGGGTTGAAGCCTACCATCTTCGGTATTTCGTTGTTGGCGTCTTCCCGCAACTGACGTATCCCAGGGGGGATGTCAGGCACTATCCGGTCCCTGGCCCTGTTCTCAGCCAAGGCGTCCTTCGCAAACAGCCTCGGAGAGCCGCTACCGGTCTTCATAGCGTCCCGGTCGTCAACCAGAGCACCCTGCTCGTAATCCAGACCGGCACCTATCTGCTGCTCCACCCACGCTATCTCAGACATCATCTTCCTGTCCGAAACCCTCTGGGCGTCTATAAGGCCGTGGATGATGCTTTGAATCTGATTCACAGACTCTTCATGCTCCGGGTCCAGATACGCCACTACAGGCGCGAAAGAAAACGTCCCGATATCGAACGGATCGACAGCATGATTGGCCTCCTCACCCTCAAGATACGTCGTTACCTCTATGGTAGGGTCCCATCGCTGCACTACGCTTATCATCTCAGGCGGAAGACCTCTCATTACGAGGTCGCGGAGCATACTATCCAACTCACTTAGAGACCCGTCGAACACGACCTCATCACCCGTGGGCTTAATGATAATAATTCTATGCAGTCGAGTTGAACGACGTTGAAATTCATCATACGAAAGAAGCTTCTCACCGTATAACGTGGGACGGCTATACATCGCAAACTTCTCGTCCGTGCCGGAAGGACGGTCCTTGAAGCCGTCAATAAACTTCTCCCTGCCGGGTAATATCATCTTCGCGGCGTCGTTCGTAACGTACTTCCTCAAAATCCCGTAATGACAGTCCTCCAAATCAACCCTGGTAAAAGTCGGGTCGAGAATGAACTGATTGTACATGAACCTCTCGAACTTGGTGTTGATGTTCCTGTCGTTGTAGACGTTGACCAAGTTCATCCCTGTCTTTAACGCACCCTCAAAGGCGTCTGAGATGACGTTGTAGCCGTTATGTAGCTGAAGTGCCCATAAAGCCACCATGTTCAACTGAGAGGCCGTGTCTAAGTCCCCGCCCTCCATAGGGTCGTAGGTAATCGAGAGCCTGTGGTCTCTTTCGTAACCCGTGAGCCACTTGATAACCCTGCGCAATTGGGGAAAACTCATCAACTCGCGGTTCTGCTTCTGGGCAAGCCTCTTGTCCTTGGCCGTCCATGCGTCGCCGGCGTATGCCCTCAAGTCCGTCCGAGCCGCTGTGTGCCACCCGGACCAATGACTCGCGCCCTGCGAATAAGCCTCGTCGTATTCCTTCTTCCTGTCTTCTTTACTCATGCCGAATACCCGTACTCCAGCTTCAATGCACGCCATTGGGTCACTGTAAGGCCCGGACGACCACTCAAAGCCTCGTCCATCGCCCACAAACCCATAATGTAACAATCCGCCCAGTCAGGACTAGAACCCAACCGCTTCTTAATCTCGGCCTTGTCCTCAACCAAAATCCGACCCGCCCGGAAAGAATACGTCGGAATAATCAACTGACGCTTCAACTTCAAAAATGACGGATCGCCACCGAACGTCAACTTCACCTTGCCCTCAGAAAATAGCTTAGAAGCACGCATCCATGCCTCGGCCCGTAAATTGTAATAACTCTCCGCGTCCTCAGCCTTAGAAGCACTGTTGAAAGGTATCGTACTAACGCCCTTCTCCTTGCACTCGTCTACCACACCCGCGCCAACCCCTATTTCGTCTATGACCGCCGGGCAATGACCGTGCTCACGACTCATCCGCGTAATCTCATGCGAAATCTCCGTCGTCCGAGACTTGCCCATTACCTTCTTCTCAATAACGTCCGTGCCATCGAATACGAAAATTACCGTCTCATCCTCGCCAAAACGAGCCGGGTCGCACGAAATTAACTTCCCCTTACCACACTCCAAAAGATTACCATAAGCATCGTCTATCCAACGTGCCATTATCAACTGGTCGCCACCCTCAAATGCGTCCCAACAACCGTCCCTATAAGCCGCCAGTAACTCAGGTCTGTGCCTGAAGGCTAACTCCAACTGCTTGATGTATTCGTCACCCGTCCATCTATTGTCCGAAGGTAAAGCCCGCACAAACGGCATCTCAGCCGTCGGATTGTCTACAAAATCCTCCTTCAGCCAACATTGACCCGGATTCGCCGTCCATAATACCTTCGATGGAATCCGCTTGCCGTCTATAACCAACCGTAAACTCGCTCGCAAAACCGAAATGTCGTCCTTGCTCGTCTCCTCAGCCTGATCCACGAATATCCGACAAAATTCAGCCGAATTGAACTTCTCCAAATCCTCCTTCGCCTCCAATCCGCCCGTCCTAATCGAAACACGACCCGCAATCGTTATCTCAGCAGGATCGCCCTTAATGCTATACCGGTCAGGAGGTATGAACCGCTTCCATGTGTCTAATGTCGTCTCCTTAAAATGCTTCGCTACCTTCCGACCCATAAACGCCACCGGTATAGGATGCTGCCGAGGCTTCGGAACGTACTCCCTCGCTATGTCATAACACTCAAAATACATCCATAAACATCCAAAAACACTCTTGCCACCCCCCTTCGCACCGCCGTACATCAACTCACGAACTTTGGGGTCGTTTAGCCGCCACCAAGCATCACTCTGCTTGCGACTTAACTCCGGCTCCCATCCGTCAATCTGAGCGGCTATCGCTGGCATTACCTAGCTTAACCCCTTTTTGTTTTGTGTGCGCATTTTGAAGGTCTTTTTGTCGATATCAGCTCCAGGGGGGATATATATATCATTATTCATTCCGAGATTCCCCTTCGGCCCCCGGCCTCTTCCCTGTCTCATGCCGCCACCTCGAACACGCAGGTATAGCACCTGACGA